AATTTCATAATATATATCATTACCATTAGAATCTCTAATATCTATGAGTATCTGCGTACCCTCTTTCAGATTTGTAGGATGACCAGAAATTCTTAAAAGGTTCTTTCCCTTTGTAAGTATTTGAGGAACATCCGATACTCTGAAGAAGCTCGGTGATGATGTAGATTTATCGTCAATTAAGACGGGTAAATCTTTAATATTTTCCCTAAAAGATTTTTTTAGTACTAAAGGCATTCAATCTCCATATATTCTTTTTATAACTATAAATATCTAATTGATGAAAATCCACCAACTTTTGTAATATCAATAATTTGGTCTACCATATCTCTTGTCTTATCGATATGTGAAATCGTAACTATAAAATCAAATTGATTCTTTAGGTAATCGAATAATAAATATAGAGAATTAAAGTTATCCGTATCTAAAGAACCAAATCCTTCATCAATTGCAATGAAGTTTGGACGAGGTAAATTTGATACATTTACTAATGCTGTTCTTATGGCCACAGATGAAATAAATTTCTCCATTCCACTTGTTAGTTCTAATGGCCAAAACTCATCCGTTCCATATGCTATTGATGAGTTTATGTTTCTACCATCGGTACTTAATATAATTTGAAAATCTACAATTGGTTGTAAAATATTATTTATCTCAACTTCTAACTTAGGAAGTACATCTGAAATTAATTGATATGGAATACCATCTCTCTTTACACATTGTAAATAATACTCATATCCTTCATATTTCTTTTCCATACCTTCTAACTTATCAATAGAATCATTTACGGTTTGAATAGTATTTTCTGCAATTCTTATGTTACCGTTAATATCAATTATTTCATCATTTATATCAAAGATTGTAGAATCAATTTCATCTAAATCTTCTTTATGTTTAACAATTTTATTTTGTATTTTTTCATTATGTTCTACAGATTTGTGTTGTTTTATAGATAACTCTATATCATTATCTGTTGATTTTAGTTTTGATTTTAATTCTGATAATTCTAAATTACAAGATTTATTTGTAAGTTCTAATTTATCTTTATCAATCTGTAAACTATCTATTTGTAATTTTAGTTCTTTTATTTCTGATAAAATAGATGTTACATCGTATTTAATTTTATCTACATTTAAAGTATCTATTTCTTTATTTTTATATAAAAGTTCACTTTGTAAAGTAATTATATCAGATTCTAAAGATTGAGCTTGTAAAGCAAATGGTGTATTTTTATTCTTAACACAATGTTCACAATTATCATCAAATGTTAAAGAACCAATTCCATCTAAATGTTCTTTAGCATGTTCTAAATCATAATTTACTATTTTTACTTCCGATTCTAAATCACTTAATCTATTTACTATAGTTTCGTATTGTATATGTTTTGATTTTAATTCTAATAAATCATAAGTTGAATATTTAGATTTTTTATTTTCTAAATCTTTAGATATATCTTTCAATTCCATCTTATAATCAGTACACTCTGATGATTTATCTGATATATCTTTTAACAAAACTTCTTTTTTATTAATAAGAGAATCTGTATCTCTAATAGTCTCATCTACTGATTTTAGTTTAGATGTTAATGAGTATATTTCAGAACGAATCTTTACTCTTTTATCATTATATTTTTCAAATCGTTTTTTAGTAGATTCTAATACGATATTGTTTTCTTTTAGTTCTTTTTTAGCATCTACTAATTTATCAGTAAAGTTTTGGTTTTTATAATCTTTTAACAAAGCACTTAATTCTCTAATTTCTTCATTGGCTATTTGATATAATTCTTCAAATACATTCATATCTAAAAACTGAGCAAGGAGTTCTTTCTTTTCTCTTTGTGATTTTTCAATGAATCCACTATTACTTGATTGGTTAGACATTGCCGTAAGAATAAAATCTTCATATGAACCTACATACTTTCTAATTTGAGAATTAGTATCTCTACGTTCTTCACCATTCAATGAGTGTTCTACTCCATTTTTAATACAATAAAAGTTTACATCAACTTTTACAGTTCCCCTCTTAGGTGATTTTTTACCAACTCTTTCAATAAAGTAATCAACACCATCAATCTCAAAGTTAAACTTACAATCAAATTTTGATTTAGAATAATTTAGTACATCCAATGCTTTATTTGTACGAGAACATTTATCAAATAAACAGAATGATACAGCATCCCATAATGATGATTTACCACTTGCGTTTGGAGCAAAGATTCCATAAGCTCCTTTCATTTGTGAGAAATCTACTATGTTTTTTGTACCATATGAAAACATATTAGAAAACTCAAATGTTTTAGGTTTCCATATAATGTTTTTTAAACCATCACTACCACCTAATTTGTTATTTATATCTTGATTAATACCACTAATGATATTTAATTCTTCTTCACCAATAACATATCTATCAGATAAATACTTTTCTATAAGTTGGTTTTGAAATGCAATATCTCTTACATTTTGAAGAACTATAGAAGATGATTTAGAACTATCTTTTGTATCAGCTAATACTTTCTGTATAGATACTTCTTGTACTTTTGTTTTAGATTTAAGTTCTGATAGTATCTTTTTTAATTGTGATTGTGAAGTATCTTTTGCCCTAATCCTCATTCTTGATTTATTAGGAATTGTTGGGGAATTTGTTATTTTACCATTATCAACATCAATAGTTACATATCCATAATCATTATGAATCGGAACAAATTCAGATTTCTTTGTATCAACATCCCATACTAAGATTCCATGTTGAGGATATTTAGCTTCAGCATGATTCTGCATAATTGTAGAACCACAATACTTAATCGTACCCTCATCGTTTAGTGATTGATTAGGAACGTGAATATCACCTAATAGAACTAAATCATAACCATCGAAAGAATCGACCTTAACGTTTTTATTCTCTAATTGATATCCATACTCCGTTTTTACTTTATCTACAGGTGCGTGGTATAAGGCAACCTTATAATCACCATGTACTTCTTCAGCAGGAATAATTTCTTTTGAATCACCAAAAACAGATGAGTGTGAAAAGGAAATTCCACCCATTTTCCAAACTCCATCATCTTTCAGATAATGTAGATTAGAATGATTTAACGCATTTACAATTGGTGATAATGCATCTAATCTATGTGGATTGTTTAGATTAGCATCGTGATTACCTGGTATCAGAATAGTTGGTAACATATCTGATAAGTTCTTTAGAAATGTTTGTGTCATCTCTATAACTTCAGGTGTCATATCGGTTTTGGCATGAACTATATCACCACAAAGAACGATAACACTATCATCAGTTTTTGTAGTTTTAATATATTCATAAAGGTTTTCGAATACTTCTCTGTACTCTTTGTGCCTTTTTAAGTTTCTAATATGAACATCTGCTATGTGGTAAATCTTTTTGATTGTACCATCATACTTAATTCTTTTTGATTTTCTCATACACCTAATAACTTATACTCCATTAACTTTCTTAGTGAAAGTAACTCAGTATTTTCTATCTTTTCATTAATATTATTAAACCCTAACTCTGATGGGTCTGAATCTTTTAGTTCAACAATGTGAACATTTACTCCATTGTTCATAAGGGATTCTGCGAATCGGAGTGAATTCTTAAATGCATCTGAATCTAATGCCAAATATACTGATTTTACTCCCTTACTGATTATTTTCTTCTGTAGGTTTGATTGTGGTGATTTACCAAACAATGGAATACTATTCATCCTAACTGCCATTGCATCAAATACTCCCTCACATATTACAATTGGTAAATCCCAATTAACAAACATCTCAAATCCAACTACATCTTTAGATACATCTGGATTTTTATGTTTAAAACTACTATCGTAAAAACTTCTACCTACAAAATAATTTAACATCCCATTCTCATCATATGATGGTACGATTACTTTATGTTTGTATATACCTTCTTCGCAGTACCCTATTTGATACTTTATGATTTCGGAAGGTGATACACCCCTTCTATCAAGATAAGATAATGCGTGTTTTCTAATTACCGATGAGGATGGTTTCCACAATGGTATATATTCTTTAGGTAACTGAACTACCTTAGTTTCTTCGGTAGTTGAATCTGTTTTGTATCTGTATTTTCTACTGAATATGGAATTATGTTCATCCCAAATCTCTTTAGATACTTTAAGTTTCCTAAATAGAGAACGAATTGATTTACCTTTCTCATCCGATATCCAACAATGCCAAGGGTTATCTGCATTAGAGTTTAACTTTATGTTTATCTCTAGTTTAGGCTTATAATGAGTTACAAAAGGAGAGAAAAAGGCGTAGTTATCCCCACTTGTTTTCTTAGATTTACCTAAGACTGTTTCTAATAATGAGAGTAGTTTTTCTTCCATAGTGGTTAAATATACAAAAAATAATTGAATTATCCAAAAAATTTCTTAGCTGGTTTTTCATCTATCCATTCTTGTGGGATTTCCTTCTTTGCCCATTTGAATCCGTTCTTCTCACACCATTGTGCATATGTGGTTTTAGAACCTTTGTATATTTTTCCATTTGGAGATTGTAATACGAACCTTAAATCCATATCAGGATTTTGTTCTTTGATTAGTAAATGTTTCTTTCTATCTTCTGGTAAAAACCACCCTTTGGATTCTATAAAGATTCCATTTGGTAATTTAAAATCAGGTTTGTAAGTGTGATGAGTTGCTGGTATTGTGTACTCTACTTCATGCTTTTCGTACTCACCATCAATACCTTTTGATTGAAGTTGTTCATCGATGCGGGATTCTAACCCACTTTTATGGCCTTTCATCTTTTGGATGTGAGACCAATTTCCTTTTTTATTCATAACGTTTTATTTTTAAAAACCTTGTGGATTCCAACGGAATTTACCATCAGGTAGTGCTTGTAAAATGTTAGGATTTTTTCTAGCCTTTGGAGCATCATTACCCATATCCGATATAGCGGTTGGTAATGAACCCGTTTGAGGTGTTCCAAATGGGCCATCCATATCTAATCTTACTTTTACAGAAATATCAACATCATTTCTGTTTTGTATAGCAGATGCTAATTTACCTATTGCAAGTAAATCTCCATCTTTATTGTATAATCCTATAGATGTAAAGTAAGGTGAAAAATCTGAACCTGTTATAAAAGGTTTTAAGAACATTTCCCTAATATCGTTATTTTTTCTTAACGATGGGTTTGTACTAATATTAAATTCAGATGCTCCAACTTCACATACTACAGATGTTTCGTATAATTTTTTTGTAGATTTATATTTTGATGTAAATCCTAATCTTGTCGAATCATAGTTCCAATTACCATTACCCACTAATACATTTTTATATTTTGGACGAGGGTCTGAAACTACTACAACTCCATGATTATAAAATACTTCACCAACAATATCTTCTTGATATGCGGAACCTGTATTCCAATCGTTAGATGATAATCCTTTAATTTGTGTTGATGTTAATGCTTTTCTATAATATCTTAATTCATCTATAGAACCTGTTAGTGAGTTATAATTAGTTCCGATATTATTTACATCACGTCTTGTTACCATACCATATCTACTAATATCTGATATGTATTTAGAACCTAATAAAATATCATATTCATTCCACACATCACCTTTCAATGATATTGGTGAAGTAGCTTGTTTACTACCATCTACCCATAGTTCTAAATTAGAACCTGTTTTGTTGAAAACTATGTGGTGTTGATTACCATCATTAAGTGCTGTTGATGATGTAACTTCTACATTCCGTAACCCATCAGATATTGATGCAACTAATTTACCACTACTACCAACACCAGCTGATTGATTATACACTTTTAAATCATATGGGAATATAGATGATTCATTATTTCTTTGTCTACGAGCAGGAGTAGCCTTTTTTCGTTTTTCGTAAGCTTCATTGAAACTTCCGTTTTTATTTAGAATCCAATTGTAGTTTGAACTTACATCTGATTGAGATACTGGTAATTCAGTCCATAGTGATATAGAGTAATCATTCCCCTTTACAGGTGAATATCTTTTTTTATCATCAATCTTAATATAAGAAGTTGTACCATTGAAACAAGCTTTAGTTCCTGATTTTAAAGATGCCGTGCCTGATGTTTTGATTCCTAATTTATATTGTATTTCTCTACCAACTGCATGATTTTGATAACCACTCCTATCTTCTATCTTCCCATCAAATGTTTTTGTATGTGGTACTACCTCATCGTTAAATCCCCAATATCCCATTAAATCTCCAAAAGCAGCATATGAGCTTGTATCTAATGAAGTATCTATTAGATATCCATGAAACTCATCAATCTTTCTATCAATGATATGAATGTACTCTACTAAATCTGCTTGTGATTTATCATCAATTACTACTGAACCTGGTAATATACCATCACCTAATCTTTGATGAGGTACTGAGAATATAGATGCCGAAACATACAAATCTCGTTCGTTATTAGGTCTATGTTTAAAGAATTGTTGATTTACACCTGACCATATAACCTTCTGTTCTTTTTTAGCTAAATTAGAAGTTGTATTAGAATTGGTGTTATCTAATTGAGAATCATCTGCAATAAGTGTATTACCAAATGATTGAGATAATGGAACTTTTTCTCTATATAATGGCGAGATACCCTTTACTATTGAATGTTGATATAAATCATCTCTATAATTTACATCGGTAACAATCCAACGTTTGTGAGCGTTAAAGGGGTAGAGTTGTAGCCCACCCCCATTTATTGGTTTGAATGCTTCTGCCATTATTATACATCATTGTTGTTGTTATTAAAAGTCTAACTTAACCTTTACCAATACTTCATTTGAAAATGATTTTAGAATTGGTTTAGATAATTTAGCCACTGCCAATAGTTCCTGTGAACTATTAAACAATCCAACAGTTGTGATGTATGATTTTGGATTATTAACAAATGATGCTTGTCTGAATGCTCCGTTTGAACCTGTTACATATGATGGATTGTTTGAGAAATTGTACTCACCATTCTTAGCTCTTACGAAATAGAATGTAGATTGTACTCTTTCTTCATTTCTTGCTTGGAATCCAAGTCTGTTTCCACCATCTTTTGTATCATAAGAACCACTAATAGAATGGAATAACTTCATAGCGTTATCACCATTAATATTTGAGCCTGTAACGGTGTTAAATGCTAATTTACTATTTAGTGTATCAGCGTTTAATATGATAACTCCTTGTTCAGGATAAACAGCCCCATAATAAGTTTTTGGTGAATAAACACCTTTATTAATAGAACCAGATACTAAGTTATATACTCTACCAACCTGTCCAGCTGATTGTTGTGTATCTGCGGAATCATCGATTAACGAATGAATTCTGTTAGATGCACTTAAAGCGATGTTAGAACCAGTTGCGTATTTGTTTATTGAACTACTACTGATTTCACATAGGTTAACTTGGAAGTTACCAGGGTCTAATCTATCTTTTAATCTTGCTCTGTTAAGGTTAATTGCGTAAATGTGTTCTGTTGCAACATTATTGAAACTAAATACTCTCTGATTACCTGGAAGTAGGATTTGTTGGTATTGAGAATAAATTGCGTTTGAAGGAGAATCTTCATTTTGTCCCAATGAACCACTACCTGCGTTGTGTCCGTATGCTACTGAAAACTGAGATTCAGATGTTGAATCTGTTGAAACTCCGTTAAAAACCTCATAATAATATTGTTTCTGTAAGTCTGATTGTGCTGCCGAAGTATGGAAAGCAGATAACGTTCCTACGTTACCACTCCAAAGACCTCTGGTCACTCTTTCAACACCACCTTCTACTACATCTCCTACTTTGAATGCCGTATATACTCTCTTAGATGTATTAAACGAACCTGCTGGTAAAATTGCCATATCTATTTCCTTTTAATTTTTTATAATGTTGACCCATCAATAGTATTACCTACTGAAATATCTGGGTTGTTAGTTACTGTTAATGTAATTTCTTCTCTACCACCTGTTTCATTACCAACAACAACTACTCTTGTCGATATATCAACATTATCAGCCAATACTTTAGATTGGATTGTAAACGTTGAGTTTGTACTGATAGTTACACTTCTTTTATCCTCATTTGGCCCGACTGGGTCTGCAGCATTTGCGATTCCGTTACCATCACCAATTATACTTGCGGCGTCTGAATTGATAAGTGTTACGGTGTATCCTAATGTTTCGTTACCACCATTCTTAGTAGTAAGAGTTATAACCTGTTGGTTTCCACCTTCTTCTAATGTAACTGAAGTTGGATTAGGAACTATCTGAGGAATACGAATTGTATTCTTCGGTAAAGTTAATAATTTATACTTTAAAGAGTAACTTTCATCAGTTACTGCTTCAACAATCGGCATATTTTCAATAATGATTCCGTAGTAATCAGAACCTAGTGGATGTGCCGCATTCCACAATTCATAATCAACTTCATCATCTGCTAATGCAAACTGACTGATTACGAAAAAGTCTCTCCCTTTTGCCAATAACTCTCTACCCTTTTTCGTAAGAATAGCATCTACTGTTATTGATGAATTATCTAAATATCCCATAATGTGTTACCTTTTTGTATTTTTTTGTTCTCTTATAAATATGATAAAAAATATTTTTAAGTTAATTTGGCAGTTAAACCAAATAAAATCATTTCAACCATTAATAAATATGAGGTTTCTAATAAATATGAAATTTTTATTAAAAAAGTTAATTTCCTCGCTTCTTTCTGAATAATGGTATTTCTTTTGGCCCTTTTACCTTTGTCTTAATGTAATCTATATCTTCTTTTTTATCTATTTCTAATGTCTTTCTAATGTTTAATAATTTTGTTAATTTATTGTACTCATCAAGAGGTTTCTTATCTTTAGGTACAACTATAAGTATATCATCAGGTCTATTATCTGAATTTAAATCAAAATCAGATTCTTCACTTTCAACAATATCCCTATGAGGTACTACTTTTCTACCCAATTGCTTTTCCATTCTTGCAATTTCTTTTAACTTAATTTGTACTTCTGTTTCCTTATTTATTTCAGGATTACGTTCTGTTTTTTCTTTTTGTTCTAACAATACATCCCCTTCAAAGAAAGTTTGTACTTCACTTCTTCTTACACGATTTACTTTGAACTTACCTTCTTCAGATTTTCTGATTTGTTCTTTCTTCAATCTTTCAACCTTCTTTTGTTGAAGTGCTTTCTTTTCTTTTTTAATAGTTTGTTTATCAGATTCTATTTTTCTTAAATCTTTTACTCGTTCTTCTTCTCTAACTTTAAGTTCTTCAGGACTAAACTTTTTAAGGTTTTTAGAATTACGTTTACTGAATTCAGGAAACTTCTCATCTAAGAACAACTGAAACTCTTTTCTTTTTTGTTCTATTTCCGCATCAAATAAAGCTCTTCTTTTTAATTCATCTTGAATTGCTTCTTTTCTACCTGATTCACGTTCCTTTTCTATCTCTCTACGTTTTTCTTCTTCTTTTTCTAATCTAACCCTATCTCTTTCTTCTAACTCTGAAGCTTTAATGATTGGAACAGGTACAGGTTTTATTTTAATTACTTTTGTTTTTTCTTGTTTAGTAATTTTATCAATTAAATCCTGTTCTGATGTTCTATCTTTATCATCAATTTTTACAGCACCACCAATGTTCTGTGGAGTATCAACTTCCTTTACAGGTGATTTAATAATATCCTCTAACTCATCTTCCTCTGATTTTGGTTTAATAGGTGATAATGGTTTTGATTGTAATGATTCACTTTCTTTTTGTAAAAGTTCTTTCGTTATCTTAGAAATATCATCAACCCTTTTATCCTCTTTAGGTGGTGAAACTAATTTTATAGTTTCTTCCAATCTAACATCTTCTAAAAATTCAGCCGGCTTTGGTTCTGGCTTAGGTTTAGGTGGTGGTGGTGATTTTGGTGATACACCAGTCGTACCTTTTCCTTTGCCTGGAGGAGTTGGTGATAACTTACCAACTGGCGGAATAAACTTTTCTATTTTCTTTTTCTTAGCCATTATTCACCTCTCCTTTCAGATTTACCTTCTTTTTTAACTTTTTCTTTAGATTCTTTTTTTGGAAGTTCTAATTGTTCAATTATTTTTTTATCAATCTTTTTTTCTTCTATAAAGATTTCTCTTTCTTTTGGTGGAAGTTTACTTATTTTCTCAGCCAAACCACCGAACTTTTCTGGTTCAATATTTTGTTTTGATTCAACGTTAACTTGCTGACCATCTATTAATCTAACTTCTCTTTCCTCTTTTACTTCGATTTGAGGTTTTTCTTTTTCTTCAATTTCTTTTTTAACAATTTCAGGATTGTTTATAACATCAAATTCATCCTGTCTAGCTTTTTCTCTATTACTAATATCTTCAGAGTTTTGTTTTCTTACATCAAACTCATTTCTTCTTGATTCTTCAATGTTAATTAATTTTTGAATCTCTCTACGGAACTTAGATTTTTCTTTTCTATATTCCATTCTTCTTTGATAGAATACTTCTTTAGAAATAAATAGCTCTTCAATGTTAAGTGTTGTAAGACCTGTTAATACATCAACATCTAAGTTACCTTCTTCTGCAGTTTGAGATGTATTGATTAATACATTAGGGTCTGCTTGGAATACTTCAATTACAGGTTTTCCATCAGGCGTATCAGGTGAATTTGTTGTTAATGAATCTGATGTCATCTTACACCCTAAGTGTCTTAAATTAAATACAGCCAATGGTAATTCATCAGTAGATACTTGAGATGGGGATAGTGAAGATGAATATGATAATCCTAATGATGCTGATAAAGATGAACTATAGAAGTAGTTTATACTTCTTGCATATTTAGCAGGTCGTTTGTTAACTATCGTTGTACCTAATGCGTTGTAGTTCCAACTACCATTAGAACCTGTAATCCATCCTAATCCAAATCCTACATCACCAGATGCAGATGGTATTAATATATCAAACTTATATTGTGATGGTTTGTAAGGTATCTTAGCAGTAATCAATCCTTTATCTTCTAAATCTTTTTTAGTTACAGATATTGAATGTGATACTAACAATGTTGCACTGTATAATGTGTTTACAGCTGTTACACTATTTGGAGTACTCAATAATATATCAGGAGTATTTGTATAATCTGCCGATGCACTTCTTTGTTGTTCGATTACAATATTAGTTGTGTAATCTTTATAATCCCCACTTAATGCTAACGATGATGTTAAATCTAAATCTGTTCCGTATGTTGGATATTCCCCACTACCTTGTTGTGATTGAGTTAAGAATAATTGTGTTTGGTGAGTTACATACTCTGCACCAAAACTAGCAGTCATCATCGGAATGTTATCACTTTTGAAGTTATCATAAGTTGGATATGTCATACTCGGTGTAGGTGCTATTGAACCTAACGACATTGATAATGGAGTCGTTGTCATCGAAATCTTAGGTGCAGCCCCACCACTTATTTCAGTTTCATAAGTTGGATAAGTCCATTCTTGTTCAGGTCGTGCACTCATAGATACTTCTAATGGAGTGATAAACATCTGTGGAACTTTATCAATCTGTTTAATTACTGTTTTATAGAATGGTTCTGTTTTAGTAAGTTTAGCTTTAGATTTAACTTTAGGTCTTTCTAAGATATGTGGTTCAATAATAATACCTGAATTGTAATCAACCCTAGCTGGTATAGTTTGTCTAATCTGTTCAAATACAGAGAAATCATATCTTGCAAGAATATCAATCGTACTATTAATTAAGTTCTTAGTACTATACTTTTTAAATACTTGCCTTCTTAAATAATCTAATTGTTCGTTTTGTTCTGTAAACCCTTCTCTCTGGTCTGGGTCTCCAATGTAATCATCTATATCAAAGAAACCTGTATGGTTGTATATATCCTCATTGAACATTTTTGTTGCGGATAGATATACACCTAATTGATTAGAATCATTTGGAGCTGAATCATATTTAGATGTTTCTTTTCGTTGGTCGGTATCTAACACTCCTTTTAATCTATTAGGTTCTAATCTAATCTTATTGTTCATAATATTGTTTGCACCTGCAGATGGAACTTTCGTATGATACTCATCAGTTACACCTCTTAAATCATCAGGTTCAAAGTTGTATAATGATGCAGATAATATTCTTCCATCCAATACCTTTGATATTTGTTGATTTGGGTGTTGTGATGGTTGTGAATCAATTGCCTGTACATTATTTAATCTTGAATCAGGTAAAAATCTAAACTTTAAATCAAAGTAAGATGCCGTTGGTGAGTTACCATGATAGGATTCTCTCGCCAATGTATGTTCATCTATAACAATATCTTTTAGTGGTTGAGCCCAATATCTTAATTCTTGTATTGAACCACTTAGATATTGTGCATCTGCCCATAGAGATGGTGTACTTCCTGTTGGTAAAGTTTTACCAACTGTTAATGTACCACTACCAGTCCAAGCCGCATTGTAAGATGGTTCTGAAGAACCTGTAATGAATATACTTGCGGATTTAGATAAGATAATATTATCTCTACGATGTTTACGATACATCAATCTATATTCATTATCTTGTGTGATATCATCTACAGAAGTTTGTCTCTGTACAATAAGTGTTGACATTTTAGAATCAAATATAGGTACATTACTAATAGATGCAGATTTATATCCACTACTACCAGTTAAATAAAAGTGAATGTTACCTTTTATATTTGATTTAGAATTAGATAAAGATTCATATACAACTGCAAACTTATCACCTTTATTAAATATAGCAGTATCCCTATTCATATTTTGTTGAACTTGTAATTCAATAACATCAATAGGATTCGGGTCGTTAATTGCATATGTGACTGGGTCTATATCTGTAATCTTATCAAAAGGAACTGTCATATAGTTATCAGTATCAAATCTCTGATGATATACGAATCTTTCATGTTCCCAAAATTGTCTTTCATCTTCTATTACAGGCCCACCATATTCTCTGATTGATAAGAATGTTTGAGGAATACCATATGTAGCTATTAATGCTTTAACTGCTCTTGCCGAACCTTTTGTTTTTAGAAGGTATGGAATGTTGTTTACAATTCTTCTCCAAATCTCATGAGTGTATTGTTCGACTGGTTTAGATGCTAATGAACCCGATTGAACAGGATTACCAAACTTATCCGTACCCAATGCATAACTCCAAAGTTCTTCTCTATCTTTTCCATGTGTTAGTTTCCAACCCATTGATTTTGCCACATCATAAAGTAAGTTGTTCGGCATACCATCGTATGGATGTTCTTCTCTAACATTTATAGAAGTTAATTTTTTAATATAAGCCCATGTGATATCAAAGTGATGTCCAATCATATCAATGAACATTATATAATCTAAATTCAGCGGGTCCTCGGCAATAGATGCTGGAATGGTTTTGGTTAACCTTCCAGTATTCATAGCATCAAAGTAACTAGCAGATTCTATTAGATTATTGTAATAGTGTATTGCATTTGATGATGTAGCTGAAATTAATTGTGGTGGTTGTGATTTAACTTTAGGCCAAGGTTGGAATGTAAAGTTAGAACCACTATAATGTGAGTACAATGAACTTGATGGTTCGGTGTACATCCATCTTTCAAACCCATCCATACCACTAACTACAGTATTTTTTCTAGTGATAGATTGAGATATGTTTGTTAGAGCTTCAGAACCACTAACTGAACGGAGTGTTTTGATTCTATCATCATACCCTTCAATCAATTCTAATTTATACTTAAAATTATTTACTCTTTCTACCGCAGAGGAATAATGTACAAACTCAGAGAAATCAGAGTAGTTTAAATTTATGTGTTCTTCGAATGATGCACTAATGTATTTATCAATAATCTGTTGAGATGTTTGTAAATTTGTATCCAATAGCTGATTCCAACTTTTTAAATCAGTTCCAACAGATTTACCATAAGTACCCATATCAATTTTAAAGTTAGGCTCAGAGAAGTTTTCTTGTACTGGCTTTCTTGTGTATGGATATAATATTATTTTTTCTACATATGAATCTCTAAAGACTCTATTGATTGTACAAGATTTAGTTTGTAAATCACCCCTTAAAGGTTTATATAGTTTTACTGTTACAGTTTTTAAATCTTTTATTCCTGCAAATTGTGGATTGTAGTATTGTACTTTACTTGATGTAGGTTTACCATTTAGTAAATCAAAGAAATCAACATCTGGCCCAATTGCAAAACTTCTCTCATCATCATCATTTGCAAATGTATAATAAACAGGACCTGTCTCAATACTACCATCTGTTTGTACTACTGGCCCTTCAATTTGAGTCCAAAATGTATTTAAATCTTCATCTGTAGCCACTTCAAATTTAGCACCTCTACCTGTTGTTGTAAATTTTCTTCTAATCTCTGTAGATAATACTACGTTCTGTGATGATTTAGATTTAAATCTAGATTGATATGTTGGAGCCTTACCATCTGGTTTATCTTCTTTTGGTGAAAAGGTTGCAACCTGTTCCGTTGTTGTAGTTGAGCCCGTTTCGTTACCATCATCATCTACAGTTGGAACTTCTTTAGTTTCATCAGATATTACTACTTCAGATTCTAATACAATCGCACTTTCAGCTGGTTGAGAATCTGATGGTAATGCATCTATTTCACCTTCTATATCTTCACTTGGAGATACTGTTACTGTTTCATTTTCAGTATAAACTTCAGCCCAAAATCCTGGTAAACTTGATATTGGATAAAATCTAGTAGATAATCCATTGAATGTATCTTCTGGAAACTTTAATGTACTTTCTACTGCACCGATTCTTTCATTTAAAGTAAAATCAAAGTTTGTAACTGCAGCTAATTCATTATCACCAAAATCTAAAACATATTGTTCTAAGTAATCACTAGCAGGGTCTTGTTCAGAAGGTCGTTCTACCATCTTACCTTCTTCAGTAAACCCACCTACAGAAAATATTTCAAATAAACCTTCATGTGTATCAATAAATTGATTCTTTTGTTTATCTAATGTTAGTTGGATTTCAGTACCATCGGCTGAGATTTCTTCTATTTTAAGATTATCAGTTAATTGTGTTAAGAAATTATATACTATTGAAAAACTACCTTTGGTAAAGTTTGTTGCAGTTCTTATATCTTTTTCAGGACAAACTGATATCTGTAAATCTGTTAACGTATCTGAATTAGAATCTATCTCAGAATCATCAAATGGCATATTTATTTTGGATATAAGTAAATTTTCTCCTGAGTATATATGGTAATCCATTTTAGAACGTTTGTAATCCGCTGATGATACAGGAGACATTCCTTTTAAATCATACTCAGAAGTTGCAGAAGGTTTTACATCAATTCTATCCAAATCTGCATCAGAATATATCTGAGGCGCATCTAATGTCGCCTTAGTTGTAAGTATCTCTGCTCCTTTATTGTATATATCTACACTCATTATAATTTTCCATTCATTTTAGGAATTCTAGGTTGTCCTGTTTTAATCTGAGCTCTTGCGGTTTGATTTAACAATCTCATTAAATCTATCCACTCTAAGTTATGTCTATTATTTGCACCATAGAAGTTTCTGATAATATTACTACTTGTACTTTTATTTATTCCGTTTCCTCGAATTACTTTATCAATATCTCGTTTCCATTCTGCAGGGGTTCTATCTAATATTTTTTTATTATCTTTTCTACGGTTACCTGGTTCATTCATCCATGCTTTCATTAAAGCCGATTTTATTTTAGATTTACTTTTCATAATAAATGATTTCTGAGCATCCATCAATGTCATATTATATAATAAATCATCATAGTTTATTGTTCCAACATTATTGTTAAACGTTCCTTCTTCAATAACCTTTCTATAGTTCTTTTTATTATAGAAAGTTTTAAAAAGAATTCCTTTTTGTTTTTTAGAATTTTCATCAAGATATCCAGTTCCACCGTTCATTAAATCTTCAGCCGTAATATTAACAATTCTTTTAAGAGCATCTTCATCTCTACCTTTTTCTACGTTTTCAATTTCATTTTTCCACTTTTTAGCCTTTGCTGATGCACCTATTCCTTCGATAACATTGTTCTCAGAACCAAACACTTCTCTTGCTGCTAAATATAAACCATGTGCTTGTCTCGTATCACCTCTGTACCTTGACCTTGTAATAAAGTGTAAGTTACCATCTAACATTTCATACGTTATTCTAACATCATCTTTACTAAAACCACCAACACCTGCAGAACCAGCATTACCAGGATTTGTTGCCGTTTCATAAAACATACCATTCCATGTATAATTCAATCCTTCTACTTCTATATTTAATGGAGTTCCCTTTACTTCACTCCATCTATCTTTACCTGTACTAAACTTCCATAGTTTTGCACCTGAACCTGCATCTCCTACGAGTGGAGCTCCTTTTTTAGATTTACCACCAAGTAAAGGATTGATACCTTTTTGGAGTAACCCAACACCCGCACCAAGAATTTTAGTTATGGGCCCAACACCAGGTACAAATTGTAATGCAGTTGTTGCAATCTTACCAATCGGTGAAGATAATGCTTTCCCAATACCTTTACCAACTTTTTTAGCAGCCCTACTAATACCTTTTCCTATTTTTTTAAAAAATCCCATATTCTATCTTCCAAATAATCTTCCAAATCCTCTAAGTCTACCACCAAATCTACTAAATAAACCACCTCTTGGTTTTGGTGGTGTGGTTGATGATGGACTTGAAGTTATAGATTCCCATCTGTACTCTCCATCAGTTCCTTTTACACCAAATGGATTATACCCATCAAAGTATCTAATTTCTATTTTATATAAATCAGATGTTATATCTGATGCTGGTATTTCATATTGATATGTAATTGCATCATCATCCTCTTGTACTTTTTTAGGGATTTCTCTAATAAGTTTTGATTGCCCTTTTGAATATTTTAAATTCATTTCAAACTGTACATTAGAATCATGTACTTTTTTACTGAATCTTGTTTGAATATAAATTGGGTTTTCTGTACTTGTGATACTCTGTCTAGCTAAAGTACCTGGAAAATATCTCCAAGCCATTTTAGTACTATCAAGTCCATAAATTGTAAGTTGAGACATTCTATTCATAACATCAGCAGCTGCATTTGCAGTTAAAACTATAATCTCATCAGTAGCCGAACCTAAAATCATTCTCTTTGTAAGTTCACCACCAAACTGATTTGATTCTACATATGCGATAGAATTTCTTGTATAAGTTTCTTTATTATATACTGAGTATTGATTCATCCCATAATCAATTTGTTCTGCGTTTGCAGGTTTGTATTCATCGGAATAATCATATTCATCATTGATTCTAAACCCTAATGGTTTTCCTAATTTCTCCGCAAGTAAACTAAATAATCCTTGATGTCCGTTTGCGAATGTATAGAACTGACCATCCTCTATATAGAAGTAAGTTGTTGGTCCTGAACCAACTCTTATTAATTCACCTGTGAAGTTTAATCCTGATACTTCTTCAATAATCTCACCACTTTCTCCTAATGGAAATGGTATAGCATTATTCTCTACAACACGATTATCAAAAATAGCAATTTCTCTTGTGTAAGTTTCTATCTTAGGGTCTATTGTTCTAAAAAATTCTACTCTGTTGTATGTATTTCTTTTTGCAGGTAATACTTTTTTACCATAACCATCATAACCATCTTTACCAACGATTACTTTACCACTATTATCTTTATTAAGTGCATAAGATATAATTTGGTCATAGTTGTTTTTTCTGATAGGTCTTAGATTTTTTTGTAATCTATCTTTCTTTATTTGTTTTACTTCTTCCTTAGTAAACCCTATCTTTCGTGGAATTGCAAGCTCACGACTTCGAGCTCGAACTTTTTCAGCCAAATGAAATATGTTTTTTTTAGTTTCTTTTTGTGCCATTATCTTACCACTTTAAATACGTTCCCACCAAAATATTGTTGGTTTCCATCTCTATCAACTCTAAATTCTAAAGTATAGAATCTTTCAGGTTGTAAAGTATTAAACCAAAAATCAAAATAGTTTCCTGTTGAATCACAACTTACTTTCGTATATGTTGTGTTATAAGGAACTATTACTAAATTAGTTTCAGCATCTCTTACTTGATAATAAGTATTCTGAGGAAGATATTTAATAGTGTTATATGGATTGGAATCCGCAAAACTTCTTTGTGGGTATCTCTCTCTACCTACAATTCTAATTCTAGCTCTTGAATTTTCTTTATATTCTGATAATAAATTCTTTGGATAAATTACAATATCATCTCCTGTTAGTTCTGATAACGAACCTGTTGTGAATGATGAATCATCCCATTGAACTTCCAATGTAGGTACATATACCGTATGTGTTTCATTAGAAAAGAATTTAGCCGAACCATATCTGATAGAACCACTTTCTTGTGTAACGGGCCTTTTGATTATGAAACCATTGTTAGGTCGTGAACCACTTATCCAATCATTTACATAATCAGTAACATCTACATTTAAGTTTGTAATGTATTTATTAAATCTTTGAGATACTGTTGTGTTACTTAAAGATGATGTGTACCAAGTACCACCACCAACATTTTTAAAATATGATGCTTCTGATATAGGTGAACCCTCAACCGAACCAGAAAATGCTATTTTAAAGTTATCAATAGAACCAGTCGCACCACCACTTCCACTTGCAAAGTATGTATATGCAAATCTATAATCACCACTTTCAGGTGGAGTAAATGTTATAGATTGAGTTTGAGATGATGTATATTCATTCTTCAATCCAGTGATTTGGGATGGTGTCATTTTTAAATCTTTTGGACTATATACTGTAAATCCAAAGGATGGGAACGTTCCTAATGTTAGTTCATTAGTAACTGTATATTGTAAGTCCGATGATAAGTAACGTTTATACTCTGCATCAGCACCACCGATATTATCTGCTTTGAAAACTAATTTTGAATTTTCAACTGCCTGAGATGGTAGTTTATTATTTGTATTTCTAATAACATTTCGTTGTGTAAATTTACCTTCGTTAACTGAGAATGTTTCTCTTACTAAAGTGTTACCTGTTTTTTCTGTAACAAATACTTCATCAAATGTTCCTGTTGTTGAGGTAGATGCACCTTCGTTATCAAAGAATGTAAATCTTAGTTTATATTCACCTGCAGATACAGATGTTAAATCAAATGATTGAGTAGATGCTGTTGTAATATTACCAACCATATCTGTATAGTTATCTTCGTTCTGTATAACACCAGCTGGGTTTTCGATTCTAAACTGAACATCTGTATAATCTTTTGGGTCAATCTGAAATTGTACTCCATAGTTTGTACTAGCTTCTAACTGTAGTGGAAATATTAATGTTGTTCCTGAAAAGTTAGATGCAGAAATAACTAATCTTTCATTTTCTATAAACATAAATGGTGAGTTACCATTGATATCATTAATAGATTCTGTTAAGAATGTAGAACCTGTTCCATTTGCAAATGTTTGAGATAGTACCAATCCTTCTTCTGGTTCTGATATTTGAATAGAACCATTGAATACACTTGCAGAATCAGCACCCCATGTCTGAGTACCTGATTTGTACTTCCAACTACAACCATCTTTTGTGGTAGGTGTATAATTAAACTTACCAAGTCCTTCAGCCCAACTTTGAGAAACTGGGAATATATCTAAATCAAATTCAGATTGAACTTCATTTTCTTCAACCGATGTCAAGTTTAATTTATACTTAATATTTTTACTAATATCACCACTTACCAATGATTGTGATATTGGTGTTAGATTAAACTGAGTTAGTACCCTACTGTTACCTATCCAAATGGAATCACTATCATCATCGTAAAACTTAGTAACTTCTAAGATTTCATCTTTACCAGTATTCTGGTCGTTACGAAAATTTTGTTCGTATATAGTAGTGTCTTTTTGTCCGTATATTCTATAAATCATATTCTGCCCTTTAGAAAGATTGAGTTACAACCTTACCCCTTATATCTACATTAGGATATTTAACTTCAAATATAGAAGGGTCTTTAGGTGGATATATAATACCCAATCTAGTTGCCCTACTTAAATCATATTTATTTGGTGAGTAGTTTCCATTAAATCTATTTTTGATTTGTAATCCACCCTCTCCATCACTATTTGGTCTTGGAACTGTCTGAACACCGTCAACTTTATCCAATAGTACATATACTTGAGATATGTTAATTGGTTGGTTTATTTTCCAATTATCTATACTAAAGTAATCTTTTAATGCCTTTATACATCTCAAAAGAACTTCATTAGAATTATAATCTGGTAAAACTACAATATCAAAATTAATTGTAATATTTACAATGTATGCATCTTTAATATTTACTGCATCAGTTAAGATTCTGTAATAAGAAAGATAATTTTTTAAATTATTTTTAGTAGCTGGATTCAACTCTGTTACTTTTTTATCTTTATCATAACCTAATGTATATAGGTTAAGTGCTAATGGATTTGGTACTTCAGTACTAATAGGTGTTGGAATCGGGTCATCAGGTAATAATGCATGAGGTGCAAAGTTTCCATTTGATTTTGTTTCGATTTGATAATCTTGTACTAAGTATGCTTTTGCAACTGAACCGAATTGTGGTGGAAGTGCATAACATCTCATAATATAATCTTCTCTACTTACAGTTCTGTTTTGTGCCGCAAAGTAAGCCATTGCATTGTTACGAATCTCATCTTCAGTTTCTTTACTTCTACCACCAACAGCTGGTTCTGGATTAGTAACCGCCAATGAGTTCTCAATAAATCTTAGAGTGTTTTGATTTAAATTTATAGTGTTATCATTTGTAAATATTCTACTATTAACATTAATTAAATCTTTAGCAGGAACATTATCAGCAACACCATTACCCACTAAGTACTCAACATCTAATGTTGTGTTTTGTGGAGCTACTCCGTATGTTTTTGTGTATAGGAAATTAGATGGGTCAATCCCTTGGTCTAACCTTCCTGTATTTTGATATAACGCAGAACCTACATTATCAGGATTAGGAATAATTTCTTCATCTGCATTTGATGATATACCTGCTCCAAACTGAACCACTAATTCTGATTCTGATTCGAATTTTGTTATAAATCTTTTTGGTACTCTCTTTAATTCTAATAAGAATGGAGTTTCACCACTATATGGTTGTAAGTTAGTAGAATTATCTTCATTGTTTTCTATTTGTTCAAATACAGTATCTTGTGCTAAGTATGGAACTTCAGTCCATAAATCTTCATCATCATCTTTAATTGATTTAATTTTAATGATTTGTTCATCTGTGATTTTTAACTTATCATATATCTTTGGTGAACCGAATACGAACTGAGCACTCTTTACTCTACCACTTGAAGCTTTTACTTTCTTTTTCAGTAGATAGTAAATTGGTTCACTAGAAGATTCATCTATTTGATAAACAGAAACTTCAGTTGGATTAAATGAAGATGATACTGCAAAATCTATTTCAAAGTTAGTTGAGAATTCAACATCGGAGTTTGAATCTGAACCTACTTGCATACCACTTGCAATTTTTAAAGCATAATCATAATCAGGTCTTACATTATCACCACTACCTTTGGCTGGTAATATTTGGAACACATCTAAATCTACAGATGCTGGGCAAACGTTTTTTGGTTTGTATCCATGTACAGCAGCTAAATTAAAAAGATTTGCCTTTTCTTCTGCGTTAGATAATAATGATTCTCTTAATTGAGTATCTGTATAAAAAGATAATACATCACCCACATACGATGCCATCTCAATGAACATCATACCTGGTGAAGATTCATTAAAGTCATTAAAAGTATTTGGGAAATAAGTTTTAGAAAAATCAATTAAGTTTTTTCTTAACTCTCCGAAATCCTTTCCAATGAGTTTAACATCCTTTTGGACTAAATCTGATTTGTTTGCCTTTGCCATAAGTTCCTATTCTATAGTTGCAGTTCCAGCGGAATCTACATATAATATTATTTCTTCGTTAGCACCTTGTTCCGTTACTCTAAAATTTAAAGATATAGCAACAAAGTTTTTATCCTCATTCGGAGTAACGTTAACCTTATCTATAATTATGTAGGGAAGCCAGAAATTTACATCAGCTAATATACCTTCTTCTAATCTTTGTTTTAAATCTAAAGTTATTGGTTCAAATAATAGTGCATAAATCTGAGAGCCGAATGTGGGTTGGAACACCCTTTCACCCTTTCTTGTCAACAATAGATTTTTTAAATTAGATATAGCCTGTTCCTCAGTTGAGTACGATAAGTCAAACAAACCACTATTCTTAGAGAATGGTAGTTTTATTCCAACTGCAATATCTTTTTCAAAATCTATTGGATTATAGAAATATTCTTTTCTCGCTTTAGCCATTTACTATTTTCCTTTTTTCTTATTAATCGCTTTCATCAATTGAGAATAATCTTTTGTTATAGCTCCCATTACATTAGCCACTTCAGGATTATTTGTATCAACTGGTCTACCATCTATATCTTGTGTTGGTGCTACTGTAGTAGATTCTCTACCACTCCATGCTTGTGCTTGATTAGAGCCAAACTGAGCATCCATACTTCTCCACTCACCACTTTGATGTGTTTCATTTAGTAACTGATTTAATACGCTATCATTTGTAAACTTTTGTTTCTTAACTGCTTTTTGTTTTTTTACTTCTTCTATTGCTAGAATTGTTTTCATATCAATATCCAATGGGTCGTTAACCTTTTTAGATTTTGATTTTGTTTCTTTTATAATCGGTTTAGAAGCGTTTCTAACTTCTGTAATGATAGGTTTTAGTTCTTCTCTAACTACCTTTCTTACGATTACTTCTAATAATTGTGCTAATTGTTGTGCCTTCATAATGATATACTTTACATATAAATATTAAAATGTTTATTTTTATACTAATCCTGACCAAGGATATGGTATTGGTCCTAATGGGACGGGTGTTACTGGTGTTCCTGCGGTTACTACATGGGTATGTAATCCTTGTACTGTTGTTAAATGATTTGTAAATGCCGTTGCTAATTTTGTTGCAAATGGAATCCCAAATAAAGCTGGTGCTGGTGGATGGGTGAATGCTTTTAATAAATCATTTGCTAATGTTGGTGGAGTTCCCCCTACAGTTGTAACATTTGTAACTGGAACGGGAACACCAGCCGTACCTGTTGATGTTGCTATTGCTATTGGATGGAATGGTACTAATTGATATTGTACACTCATCCAATATGAAACTGTCTTTGCCGACCAATCTGTAAAATGGAATAGTTGTGGTTTGCCTTCAGAATCTCTAATATCATCTAAACACTTTTTTATTGACATCTTAATGGGAATATATGGTGGTTGTACCATAACCATTGTTGCGTGTAAAGAAGTTTGGGCAGTAGATACTGCCTTATGATACTCTGATGCTATTTTTTCAGCCGTATCCATATGGGTTTTTTCTGATTTGTCATCTAACCACCCACCAACTGATGTTATAAATCCTGGCCAAACTGCTGGCATAATCTTTTCCTTTTATTGTTTCATTGCCTTTATATCACTAAGTATCTTAGCAACTTTACCCGCATTAGTTGCAGGTCCTGTTGGGCCAACTCCAGTTGAATATGTTGATTTAGCTGATGTTAAATCTGCTAACTCACTTGCTAACTTCTCAACCAACGTAAAAAACTTATCCATCTCCATCGCCCATCCAGGTGTAGCATTTATAATATCTTTCTTAGATGTTAATATTACATTTTCTTCTCTTGAGTTTAATAATATTCTATCTGATGTAATTACTACTGATGGTGATTTAAAAGCTGATTGTGCTTTTACACCCTTACCTAAATTTGTTTGAGCTGTCTTTAATTGTAGTTTTTGTGATGAGGTTAAATACACCGATGATAAATCATCATCAATAGTTTCTATAATAAATTTGTTATAAGAACCACCACTCTTTCTACCATTTGCTAAAATAGTAATTGGGTCATTATCTGTAGATGAGCTCCAAGTTGGTTGTTTAGTTGTTTTAGCACCTGATGGGGTATATCCAAATCTTAAAGAATGTCCAAACCTACCTTCCATCATTACATCACCAATAAATGGTTGTAAAGAACCTATATCAGTTCTTTCAGTAAACCCATCACCTAATTCAGCACCTGGTGATGCACCTGATGCGTTTGGGTTTCCAGCCAAAACAGCAGAAATTAACCCACCGATTCCTTTTGATTTTCTTGAAACTGAACCTTTAGGTAATGCATTATTGTGTACATTAAGTTGTACGGATGTTGGTGCGAAATAATATTGTCGAGCTCTTCTAC